AAATTTATTAGGGTATAATTTTGCTTCTTTATCCACTCTTTTAACGCAAGAAGATGTTTTGAATATAAAGTTTGAACCAAAAAATTTACAAAATAAAAATGCAATTGATGAAATTAGTTCTGCAAGAGGGTATGAAGTTGTAAGTCAATCCGATAGTGTTAAAAAAACTAGAGAAGGTGTTAATGCTGGTCAATTTATTGGTTTTGATCCAATGACAAGAACCATTGCAAAAAAGAATATTAGTTATGGTGACCACTATTCCAGTATGAAACATGGTAATGAAACAGCTAAATTTTCAGAGATTAAAAATCGTGATGGATTAAGTAATTCTCAGGCATTTGATTCAAAGAAAACAGTTAATATTTTTGGCGCTGCTAAACAATTAAGTTCTTATATTAAACAAAATGATCCTTATTCTATATCAAAAGTGGAAAATTATGAATCATTTGTATTTCAAAGAAAAGCAATTTTAGCAAATCTTATGGAAAAAAGAATAAAAGTGGCTATGCCAGGCAACTTTCAATTAACTTCAGGCCTGAATGTAAATTTGACAGCTATAGGTGCTAATAAATCCATACCTGGTGAAGATAATGAAGATACGAGTTTAAGTGGTAAATATTTAATTATAGCTTCACGCCAAATTATTGGATATAATAAACACGAAACAATTATTGAAATTGCAACTACCTCTACAAATAAAGAATTTATTGAATCAAGTGATTTTGCTCAAATTAAAGAACTTTTAGAATATTGATATGGAAAATAAAGATTTTGCTGGTAAAAATGGATTTGTTTGGTGGATTGGCATTGTAGAAGATAGACAAGATCCATTAAAGTTGGGTCGTGTGCGAGCTCGATGTGTTGGTTGGAATGCTGACAATAAAATGCAACTACCAACAGAGCAATTGCCATGGGCTATGCCAATGTTACCATTGAATAATACAAATCCATATTCGCCAAAAGAAGGTGATATGGTTATGGGTTTCTTTACAGATGGTGAAGCTGCACAAGAACCAGTTATTATGGGAGTATTTCCTGGTATTCCATTAAAGGCTGCAAATGCACAAGAAGCGTTTTCAGATCCACGAACAGGAGACCAATTAACTTCTGCACCAGTAAAACCAAATGAAAGTGCAACAGGATATCCAAGAAAATTAGATGAACCAAGCACATCACGCTTGGCAAGAAATGATGCCGCTTTTCCATCATTCATAAATCAAAGTAAGAAAATAAATAAAGCTTCAAAGGTAGAACCAGATTCTTATTATAATGCTGTTTATCCATATAATAATGCGTATGAATCGGAGTCAGGTCATGCTTTAGAATTTGATGACACAAAAGATTCTGAGCGTGTTCATTTATATCATCGTTCTGGTTCATATGTCGAATTTGGACCTGAAGGTGACCGAGCAGAAAGAATACAAAAAGATAAATTTACTGTTGTGATTGGCGATGATTCTGTATATGTGCAAGGTGATGTAAAAGTATTCATTGATGGAAATGCAACATTAGATATTGGTGGAAATATGTCAGCTACAGTTGGTGGTGACACAAACTTAAATGTTGGTGGAAGTTTTGCGGCCGATATAGGTGGAACTTGTAGTATTAATTCAGGCGGCAATATGTCATTTACAGCACCAAGGATTGATTTGAATTAATATGCCGCACCAATTTGTTATATTGTTAAATGGTGAATTAAAAACATTTAATACTTTTGAAGATATACCTAAAAGGTTTGATAATGTTATTCGGTTTTTACCAGAAATACCTGAGCCTCCGCATACGGAAGAACAACACAAAGAAGTTGATACTTGGAATGAAAGATTAAAAGAATTATTAAAAAGAGAAACAAATGGCAGTAACATTAACAATTAGTCCAGCTGGAGACAACCCTTTAACACAGATACAATCTACTTTAAGGTCGGTAAGAACAGTTAATGCAATAATTACTCCTGTAGGTGACGATGGTGAAACTATGAATGTTGTAAGCGCCGTATTATTAAGTTCAGGCGGTAAAGTTGTAATTATACCAGGCACCTCAAGTGTTTCAATTGTAGGAACATATGATGATCCATTTTTAGACACTTTTCAATTTGTAAGTAAAGGTAGTTCTAATTTAATTGAAACGCCAACCACAGTTGTAGGTGTTTCAAATGTTCCGCCAAAAAAAGAATTGTTTAATTTAAGCCAAGATGTTAAACAAAAAGAAACAATAAATTATGAAGTTACCGTGGAGTATCAGGATCAATTTTTTGTTCCAGCAATAGAAACATTTGCTGTAACACACGACATAATTAATGAATATGAAGGAATTCGTTCATTCATGGACACATACTATAACTAGGATATAAAATGCCAGCTATAACAAGAGTAGGAGATTCAGACATTGCACATTGTTCAGGAATGGTTAGAGCTGTAGGCTCAGGAAATGTTTTTGTAAATGGTATTGCTTTATCAAGACAAGGAGATGTAAATACCGTTCATTTATTGCCAGGTAACCCTTGTCCGCCTCATGCAGCTCCAATTGCTTCAGGTTCCTCTACTGTAAAAGTAAACGGAAAAGGAGTTGGGCGTGTTGGAGATGCTATTTCTGGTTGTACCTCTGTGGCTGAAGGATCTTCAAATGTTTTTGCTGGAGGTTGAATAAATAGAGAATGGCAACGATAGACATAGAAAACACAAGAACTTTTAGGGACTTGGATTTGAATTTTACGATTCATCCTGTTCGTAAGGATATTAACGTTCATATAAATGAATTTGCAGTTATTAATTCAATAAAGAATTTAATTTTAACCAACCATTATGAGCGTCCTTTTCAACCAGAAATTGGCAGTAATATTCGCCGACTTTTATTTGAACCAGTAGATTCAGTAACAGCTGCACAAATTGAGAGGGATATTTCAGAAACAATAAACAATTTTGAACCTAGAGCTCAAATTTCTAAAGTAACAGCTGTAGGATCACCAGATGAAAATGGGTATAAAATTAACCTTGTTTTCTTCATAATTAATAACCCAAATCCAATTTCAATTAATTTCTTTTTAGAGCGAATTAGATAAAATGGCAAACCGCTTAAGAGTTACCGAACTTGACTTTGACACAATTAAGTCAAATCTAAAAACCTTTTTAAATCAACAAACAGAGTTTCAAGACTATGATTTTGAAGGTGCAGGCCTTTCTGTATTGTTGGATATTTTAGCATATAACACTCATTACAACGCCTACTATCTTAATATGGTTGCTAATGAATCATTTTTAGATACGGCTTTACTGCGTGATTCTGCTGTATCTCACGCAAAAACTTTAGGATATATTCCATATTCTTCAGCTGCACCTGTTGCTAATATTAATTTTAATGTGGATTCTGGAACAACAACTCCTGCAACATTAACTATTCCTTCAGGTTTTTCTTTTTTATCAAATCAGATTGACAGCAAATCATATAATTTTGTTGTATTAGAAGATACCACAGTTACAAAATCAAACACAACTTTTCATTTTGATGGCCTTGAAATTTATGAAGGACAACTAGTTACTTATAGTTTTACTCATGATTCTGCCTCTAACCCAAAACAAGTTTTTATTTTGCCTGATAATAATATAGATACTGATACAATTGAGGTTTCTGTTAGTCCGGCTGTTGCAAACACAGCAACAAGTGTTTATAATAAGGTTACAGATATATTAGATATTACAGCTACTTCAGAGGCTTATTTCTTAGAAGAAAACCGTAATGGAAAATATCAAATATATTTTGGTAATGATATAGTTGGTAAATCATTACCTGATGGCGCAATAATTTCTGTAAAATATTTAATTACAAATGGAACAGCTGCTAATAAAGCAAACAATTTTATAGCTACGGCTACATTGACAGATTCTATAGGAAATTCACAAACAAACTTTACTGTTAATCCTGTTAGTGCTGCCTCTGGTGGTTCAACTAGTGAGTCGGTTGATAATATTAAATTTTCAGCTAGAAGTCAATTTTCAACGCAAAATCGTTTGGTAACCATTAAAGACTATGAATCGTATATTTTAAATAATTATCCAAACATTGATTCTATTTCTGTCTGGGGCGGAGAAGATAATACACCTCCTGTTTATGGTAAAGTTTTTGTTTCGTTAAAACCAAAATTAAATTATTATATTTCTGAAACAGAAAAACAAAGAATTATTGATGATATTATTTCACCAAAAGCAATTGTTGCTGTTCAAACACAAATTATAGATCCAGAATTTTTATATTTAATTATTGAATCCTTTGTTCAATATGAATCAAAGAAAACGAACAGCACAGAAACTGCTCTTAAAAATGCAATTACAAATTCTATTTTATTATATCGTAATACATTTTTAAATAAATTTGATGCTCGATTTGTTCTTTCAAAAATGCAAGATTTTATTGATAATGTTGACACTAATGCAATTATTGGTTCTGAAGTCACCGTTCGTGTTCAACGCCGTTTTGAACCTAAATTAAATGAATCAGCAAGTTACACAATTAAATTTAATGTTCCAATTATTCGTGGAACATTATTAAATAAATTATCTTCAACACAATTCACAGTATTTGATGTTGGTGGAACATTAAGAGAAGCTCAGTTTGAAGAAATTCCACAATCATTTACTGGCATTTCTGAGATTCAAGTTACTAATCCTGGTGCAGGATTTACAACAACTCCAACAGTTACAATTAGTGGAGATGGTTCTAATGCGACCGCAGAAGCTGTAATTGTAAATGGAAAAATTCAAAGTATTAATATTATAAATCGTGGTATTGATTATACTCGTGCTACAATTTCAATTACTGGTGGAAATGGATATGGTGCCGAGGCTGTTGTTGTAATTGACGGTAAATCAGGAACACTTAGAACAATTTATTTTGACTCATTAGCTCAAAGACAAGTTATCAATTCTAATGCTGGAAAAATAAATTATGAAACAGGAGAAATAACAATTAATAATATTCGTTTTATAACTGTTGATTCAAATGATGGTTTAATTCGTTTAACCTCTCAAGCAGAAAAAGGAATTATTCAATCTGTTCGTAACACTATCATAACTATTGATGAAACTGATCCAACAGCCATTTCTACCACACTTACTTCTGTATAATGTCTGACCAAAAAACATCACTACTAGTTAATCGGCAAGTTCCTGAATTTGTTCAGGAAGAATATCCATTATTCATTAATTTTTTAGAAGCATATTATGAGTATCTTGAAACCAAACAAGGATCTCAATTAAATGATTTAGTTACAAAATCAAAAGACCTTCGTTATCTTTCTGATGTTGATTATTCCATTACAGATT